CGCACCTTTTTTGTTTCATACAGGTCTTAGGTGACCAATTTAAGACCCGTTTTATTTATATAAAATATATATAAATAAAACGTATAAATACATGTATGTATGATTCAAGATTTTATAACCCTCACTGTTACATTGTGTAACGAAGATGACTTAAAGAAGATAAATCGTAAGAAAACCCCTTTATTATTTATTTGTTTATTTATTTCAAATTTAATTTGGTCATTTTAAATTTATTTAAAATTTATTTTATTTTATTTTATTTTATAATTTTATATTTTTCTAATAGTTTCTGCGATTTTAACCAATTTTTTCACGTTCTCGTCGCTTTCATTTATATCGTGTGTTAAATTACCATAATCTTCCCAATATCCAAAATAAAAAACAAACCCCTCTATTTCAAAGTTGACTTTACTTAATAAAAATTCTATTCCATTAAAATAAGATTGATCATCATAAGCAAAAATTTCGCTATTGTTGTCTCTAAAATCGTTGAGTCTTACGTTGATTCTGAGTTGTCTATTTCTATTATACTCTTTATCAATATAATCTATCTTAACTAATTTAGCTCTATTGTTAACATTTAATTTATAAAAATATAGATTCTCATTATGTTTATTTTGGGTTAAAATGGTATGGTCAATCAGCTTTCTAACATTCCCAAGCATCAATTTTAATAACATATAAAACATCATCTTTTGATAAAACCTAAATTTACATGCTATTTTAAAAGTCTCAACCTCAACCCTCTCGAAAATTACATTTTTTATGTCTGGACTTACCCCACACTCATCACACACTTTGAGAATTGCGAGTTGTTTCATTCCATATTTCTTTTTAAAAGTTCTTTTAATTGTCTCATGTATTAAATAATTGTTATTTTTCGAAAAGTCTTCGCTCTCAATTTTCTCATCAAACTTCGAAAGTATATCCGGTAAATTGTCAAAGATGAAGCTGTCAGTTTTGTTGGCCAAGTCAGCAAAGAAAACATCCATCGCGATTTCAATCGAAAGTTTTGAAGAAAAGGTTGATATCGAACGCTTTCAATTCACACTTAAATATTTTGACCAATCCCATCACTAATATATTATTTTGTGACAATTTAAAATAACAACGTTATAATGATATTTCTGTTCATCTCAACATCAACCGGTTTATGTTTGAGAAATGTGAAATATGAATTTCCTTTTGCAACCGATTTCATGTAGGCCAGAACATCACTACGAGCTTCAATTTTCACATTGAAATGATTTCCAATTGAGAATTTGTCTGTTATGTGTTGTCGAATCAACTCCAATATACCGTCTTTAGTAGATCTATTGGGAATCATTATCAGTATCTCCTCACTATCGTATCTTGAGAACACTTGACCACTGAGAATACATTTTTTCAGTTTGAGTACCTTTGTAAGTTCAGAGACTTTTGGAATTATTTCGGACATCCGCATAGTTGTGGTCATGACTTGTTCATTGTCTAAGATAAATTTGTCATTTACAGTCACATATGTTTCAACAAGTTCTCTGCTTTTTCTGTCTAAAAATGTAACGTTTGCGTTTTCATTTTTCTTCAAGAAATGTTCAATTAATCTCAAGTGATCGCTTAAATTTTTGAGTTTGTTGAAATTGTTTACCTTTAAAGAACATATTTCATCAATTATGTTGTCAACTGCTTCAACAATACAAGAGAAAACTCTGTTTATTTCTTTTTTATTTTCGAAATCACTGGTGTCAGTAAATTCAGTACTATTTGCGACACAATTCTTGTCCATGTTTTAATTTTGAATTAATACCTTCCTCAACTTAGATTTGTTTGCTTGCGATGGAGAACGAAAAAGCAAGACAGAAACAAATTTCTTACATCTGACAAAATTTTATGTTACCCAATAATCACAATCTTCGCCTATTTTCGTAGTTCAATATTCTTTTAAGTTGTCCTTTCTCGAGTTCTGTGACTTGCATTGCGTAATCCCAAAAGTCACATGCTAAGTATGAATAAATTTCATCTATACCATATTTAATACTAAATTTTTGATTGGGAACAAGTTTCCCATCTCTCAATAGATTTAGTATCTCTAAACTATTTTTTCTCAAGAACAATCTGAAGTAATTGAATCTGAAACCTCTACCATTATAAAATTTTTCGATAACTGCGGCAACATTAACTTCCAATGTTTTATTTTCTATTGTCATAGACACCCATTGATCCTTGAGTAAAACTAATTCCTTAGTCGAACCAAATGTAATACCTATTTGGTAGCATATCATTTTCGCCGTCTCGTGTGAAGTCTTAAACATATCAACGATGCCCACTATCGACTCTTCATATAAGTGCTTAAACTTATCATCAATAGTTATCTTTAACCCATCTTTGTTTTTAATAGACTCAATAGATTTCTCTATTATTGGTTCTTGTATTTTTACAATATTGTCGGGGACAGTTTTGTTTTCTACAACGAAGAAATCCGAAACATGTTTACTTTCGCCAAACTCAAAATGCTCAGGTTTAGCTTGAGTTGCCATAGCTATTACTACCTTGGAATTGTCATCAGCGAGTTTTCGAACTCTTATTGCTTCAACTTGGTCATTTGATATGTGAGAAATTTTCCCAAACTCTTTGAGTGGTTTGAGTGAAAACTTTTGGTTTTCGCTAACAGTGTTGTTTAAAAACTGTAATTCATTTCCAAATTGAACGTTACCCGAAGTCAATTTATTCTCAATTTCAGCTACAACGATCAAGTTTACAGTGAAGAAAATTCTGTTCTTGTCGAAAAAGAACCCCAAAACACACTTGTTTGAAATTTTGGGTAAAATGTTTTCATTTATCAAGAGACCTCTAGATTGTACATGGTCTGTTTGGGTTTGTGTCCAAAATTCTATTTTAGAACCAGATTTTGTTTGTCTCAAAACAATCTCATAAACTATGACATTAGGTTGACCTAACCAAATCTGTGTAATAACATTCAAAGAGTCTATTTTTACATGCCCATTATTAACAATCATAATGAAGTTGTTTGTTAATGGTCTGGTCCATATATTATAAGCTCTAAAAACACCATTGGCATCTGAACGTAAAGAACTACTATTTGTGTAACATTCGGCCTTTTCCGTTATTAGAGGTTTTAAATTATAAATCATTTCGAAATACTCTTCATCTGATATATACTCGTATGTTAACATATCATATAAAGTTGATGTTATTATTTTCACCCCATTTTTTAGTGATCCATCTACATAACACGATAAGTTGAGTTCCCAAGTGAATCTAGCTCGTTGTAGTTTTTCGTCGACCATAGCGACATTGTCATTTACAACTCTAATATAATAACACTCAACATTATATTTCCAATTTGGGTTAGCACATAATAATGCTTGTTGATTATTTATGAAGAATGAGTATCTACCTGCATAGTAATTTAAACTCAAAGCCAATTTTGAATTGTCCAAGATCAATTTGTCATTATATGCATAGATAATTGAATTGTCTATTTCTTCATAAATTTTGTTTCCATATTTTACAGAGCAACTATATTTCAATAAACTACCATCTGCATATATCCTAATTCTAATGTAGCCTTGTATATCTCCAATTACAAAAGCAAAGATGTTGTTCGGACCCAATGCTTTTACCAAGATGTTTCTATCAAGCTCTACAACCACAGACTTAGAAAAGGATGTCGAATATTGAAAACCGATTGCTTTCAAAGATACATTCATCTTCTTTGTAAGTTATTTCTACCTAATACTTGTGAGACGTGGACCGCTGTGTTGTTGTCACCCCTTCTAGAAGTAGCGTATTCACTAGCTGCTACTTGGGCAGATTGACTTTTTGGAGTGCTGGTTGATTTATAAACAGCAGCGAAATCGCTTATTTGAGCTCTTGTGTTGTCCAAAACTCCCCACTGTGTAGGTAACCTTTCACTTGGTTTGTAGTCTACTTTTTGTAGAATTGCTGTTATCTTATCAAATTCACTTCTCCCAAAGCGACGTTCTATATTTTCAACTTTATAACCCTTTTCGGAGAACTTTGCATCTATAAACCTTAAGAATTTGGCTCTATCCCACGTGTACTCAATATCATTTAAAGTAAATGTGTTTAAAAGATTTTTATTATTAGCGTTTTCCCTAGAAGTTGATTGTTCTATTAATGATGCGAAATAAGAGGCAATAAAAGCGATATTTTCATCATCTGTTAAATCTTCAGATTCGCCTTTATTATACACTTGATATTTGAAATATTCTTCTAGTGAAGCGTAAAAGAATTCAACCTGTTCTTTAGTCAACTCATTAGCTGCTTGAGGTTGTGTTTTGAACGTTGGTAATTTCACTCCTTTTTGAATTAGATCAGAAATTGAAAAATTTTTCTTTTTATCAATATCTCTGGTGTTAACACTTCTACTATCAGTTAAGAGATTTTTCAGTCGTGACACAATGTCTGTTGGAAGGAAATCTGGATAAATTGCGCTGGTCACCAACGATCTCTTTTGTTCTGCAGTAAATGTTGGGTTGGTGTCCAAAATTTGCCTTAAAGCGTTTATAAGAGATGTAACACCATCGTTGTAAGTACCAACTCTGGATTCAGCTGGTTTCAAGGACTCTTTGTAGAGATTGTTGGCTTGGGTGAAGAGAACACTTAAAGTTCTATGTGCCATAATTTGTGATTGAAATTATTAAATGTTAAAAAGATTTTAAAATGAATATACAAAGTTAGTTACACCGTCAAACCTAAAACTTCTAAATATCTCTCTCGTGATTTTTCGTCACGATTGGAGTGGTATTCAGTTAACCTAGAGAGGACGTTAACACTCATTATTTCTTCATTGGTTAATCTTTTCATATCTAAACCTTTCCAAAAATCAATTCGCATATGAGCTAAAATTTTAGGACAATTTGAAAACATATTTGGTTTATAATTTATATGTTGAAAAAGTTCTATTGCAAAGTTGGCTCGTGCTGAACAAAAAAGTCTGATGTAGTTGCGACGAGCGTCACTAGTTAAAAGTCTGTGCTTCCTTGAATCTACATAGTTAAGAAAATGTTTTGATTTTATTTTTATTGTCTTTTCCGAATCGTCCAAATAAAAAGTGTGGACAAAAGTTTCATCTCTAGCTCGAATATATGGTGATGTGGAGAGGAAAGCGAAGAAAACTAAAACTAAAGTTTCAATAATGAATCTATCAGAGATACCAAGGTATTCTTTAAAGTACTCTATAAATATGTTTAACAACTCTTCATCACTTGCTATATTTAACTTTAAGTGTGTATCGTTTCTCGTCCCTATGGGTTTGTATTTATTGAGAAGCTCATTGAATATGGAAACTTCTGAATATTTTTCAGCTAAGCTAGCATTGGGATAATCTGCAATTTCTCTCCTAGATATTTTTGATGATTTCAAATATAAACGTTTAAATATGTTTTCGTAATTCTCATTATATATATCGCAAAATTTCGTTCGCTCAGATAAGTTACATTTTTTGAATTCAAAAGATTTACAAATTTCATACAAGGCTCCTAGTGTAATAATGTTATTCACAGCTGTTTCGCCGAAAGTTTGCAGTATCTTCTGTCTGACAATATCAGCGAAACATAATAGATTGTTGTATAATATTTTAGTTAACTCTTTTGAATTTATATCTAGGTATGTTTCTACGAATTCGTTTGCTCTATCTAACGTTTTGTTTGTTTTCACATCAGAAACTTTACTTTCGTAATAACTTTTGGGTTTGAAGACTTCAAGGTCTTCGCTTTTAGCTTCTCTTAAATCAAAAATTTTTCCAATCGAATTTGATATTCGGTAGTTAAATTCTTGTTCTGATACTGAATGATTTGGAAACAATCTCCGAATTTCGCTTAAAGAAAAAGTACAACCCAATTTGTCATTTTGTAGTAATAATGTTGGTAATGATAAACCAGCTATAGCCAATGATCTTTCAAATAATGATTTGTTATAATGAACATTTAAATTAACAGGTGGATACGATGTATAGTCTTTTATGTCTTTCACCCCAATCGTTAAGTATTTCAAGAAAATGTACATACTTTTATCGAAGTCGTTGTCATCTATAAAAACTTCACCATCTTTAATTCTGTACGAAGCTTTATATGTTTTAACAGTACCATCCCCTGATTGTCCAACCTCAGAAGAAAATTTTATAGTGCTGTCAAACTCGATAACAAGGTCTATTATATTTTGACGTATATTTTGAATATCCGACAACCCTGTTACAGCTTTCAAAAATTTCTCAAAATACCGATCCCCCTTCAAGTCCATGTCAATTTATGGTAAGGAAAATATTCAAGTACAATATATATAAGGCAAAATTCAGCTATTTGATCAACTACGTATAAGTTACCATTAAAGTTTGGATTGTTTGAAAGATATAAAAATTTTAACAAAAGAGTTTTCTTCGAATTTTATCATAATCACAGCATCTTCATCTTTTTGTTCAAATTTGTACACCGTTTTTCCGCAGTGTTTCAATGTATTTACTAATTCCTCCATTAATTTCAATATAATCTTTGATTTTAAAAAATAGATTGGAGTCTATTGCCTCAATGTTTTTATCTAGCTTGTGATATTTAATAAGTTCAGCTACCGTACAGTATAATGAACTAGAACCTGTTTGAACTCTTTCAAAATTTTCTAATTTTATAGTTTTATGTGAAGTTATCAATGATTTCAGATTTCGTTTGTTTGTCGAATCTTTATTTTCTATCCACACATTAATATTCCCATCTAAGTCGTATTGAATCACTCGATAGTATCCACTTCCCAAAGAAGATACGGCGTCTGTTGAATATACGTCTTTGATTAGGACTTGACAATCTAAAAACCATTGACTGTCGCCTTCGTATATATCTACTGCTGTTAAGAATTTATTGTTGTTTTGTTTTTCTTGTCTTAAGGTGTAAGGAATTGGCATTGGTTTTCTTATTAAAACTGATGGTTTAAACATTTCGTCTATCTCAAAAACACAATGTGAATTGACGTCTATGTAAGTAAAATCTGGGTCATCTGTGAAAAAATGCAAACAAGAACATCCGAACGATACACTTAACCTCAAATTTTCATCCCTAAAAATCTTATTATTTGTTCCCTTCGCCACATTATTAACTTGATTATAAACTTCAGTTAAGAGAGATGAACCACCAACCATGCATATTACAGCATTTGTGATTTCATTTCTGTCAATAACCGCTTTTAATATTTCACAAGATCTCTTTGCAAATGGGCTTACAATAGAATTTAATTCATCTTTACTAAAGTTTACATGATTTATTTCTTTGTTTGAACTTAAGACGTTGAAAGATTGGGATTTGCCAGTTGAAACTCCTTCCTTCATATATGACAACGAAAAAGGGTGAATTTCTATACTATATTTCCCAAAGAAATAATGTTGGATAGATTTATCAATATCACGACCACCTAAAAATAGGTCTCCTTGTGTGTCGCAAATCATGATTATCTTACCTTTCTTTTTTATGTAAGATACATCAAATGTACCGCCACCAAAATCAAAAATAACAAAATCTGTGAACTCTGGGTTAGATAATATCGAGTGTAAAGCTGCAGCTGATGGTTCATTGATCATTCGGTCCACCTTTATGCCCAAATTGTTCACTGCATTTCGCATGTATGATCTTTGGAAAGTGTAAAAATCTGCTGGTACAGAGACGTTGAGATTCGTTATTTTTACGTCATATTTTTCTTCAAATAGCTTTGTTAAAACGTCAAGATAAGTTGCTATCAAAAAACCTACAGATCGAAAAACGGTTCTTACGCCGATACCACCCATATAACACTCTCCCTTCTCGAGTTTACATTCGTACGATGGTTGAAGTTTTTCTTTCAATTTTATAAAATTTTTCTCATTTACACCTACCCATCGTTTAAGATCAAAATAAGTAACATTATCTTTAACTACCTCCGAAATCGTTTTTGCTAATTCTCCGATCACCACCTTATTATCGAAGAAGGTTATTACAGTTGGAATGAAAGGGGATCCCTCCAGAAAAAGGGGTGTTGCTACTTCATCAACAAAGGCGGAAATGGTAGAAAATGTTGTACCAAAATCAACACCTGCACGACAGAATGTGGGCATGGCGTAGTCGAACTACGGTGAGTAATAAATCTGCTTATGGACAATAAATCCCTTATTAGACGGACTAGTACACAAATTTAAAAGAAAAAGGAAAAGAAGAAAGAAGAGAAAGAAGAGGAAAATCATATCATACACCGATCACCTCCCTCGAATACCTTTAGAAGATTTTTAAAAGAAGACAGTAAAATATGAATATTAGATGAAGCACTATACGACGAGAAATAAGGAATACCGTATTTTTTCATCAAAAGTAAATCAATTTTTACAATGTAACTTTCACAAAAATATTCCTTCATGAGATCTCTATAAGATATGAATCTTTCTCTCAAAAGAGATTGGTTTTCTAGGTTCTCTTCGAGGATGGGCACGGATAACTTTTCAAAGAACCTCACTGGATCTGGGAGAATTTTTATGTTTTCACCATCATTAAATATGAATTTAGAGCAAAAGTAAGTTGTTGGATGGTCAAGATACTTTGCTTCCATACCAAAATCTTTATTCATAAAATTGGTTTGGTTGGGAATGGGTTTCCTAGACAATAACAAAGAGTCATCTCCAGAAACAAGTACCAAATCGAAATCATCCAAATCGTAGTAATTAGAAATTAAACCCAGTGTTACGATTGAATTGGACAAAAATGTATTTGGACTGCCAGTTCTTCTCTGGGCGAAAAGGTCAACTTTCACACCGCTTGCAGATCTGGCTTTGACGAAATATTCAGAGATCTTAAAATTGTCGTAGACATTGGGTGAAAATTTGAAGAACTTATAAACTATCTCCTCATACATTTTCATTATCACACCCTGAGACTTATCAAACTTAGAGAAATCAATTTCACAACAATAATAAGAATCAATGGGGAATCTCAATCTTGTTTGAATAACCTCAGCCAATTCATCAAGATTCATACCAGAAAAGATAACAACATTTGGTCGTAAGCAATAAGAGATTCTGCTGAATATTTCCAAAAAGATAGGGCTGAAAAACATATTAATAACATGTTGGTAGTAAACAATATTTGCGGGTTGCGCGTATTTAATATACCCGCTTGTGTCCGTTTTTGGTTTTAACTCGCCCTTAATCATCAGTTTTAAATTGCTGATATCTTTATTCCAGGGTTCATAGTTTAAGCTAGCCAGTAAGGCATTGTATTTTCTAGTGTCCCTTGTACTCAACCACTTGTCGATTTTGTTGAGGTCACTCTCGACAACATCGTCGAATTCAAGCACTTTCTGCATATTTAAACATTTTAAGAATCCCTTGAATAGGATATTTGCAGATTGCACTAAGTCATGGTCGTGGTTGATGTCAGGGGCGGCAAAGTTCCTGTTAGATAAAGATATGAGAGCTTGCCTGATGGTGTTCGGTCTAGATCTTTCACCTTTACCTAATATCTTGGGGATTACACAAGCGACACCTTTAAAATCTTTATTTTTTGATGGTTTGATTTTTAAGTTGTCCAATATGGGCAATTCAATATTGTTGAACTCGAACTCCATAGTTCTATGAACGAAATCGTATGCTGATATATTCCTAAAGACGATACACATATAATCACTAACATCATAAAAATGTGTTAGTGGTGGTCTAGCGTATATCGTTGGGAATCTAAGTGGGCTAGACTCCCACAAATATGTGTCAAACGCGCTGTTTAAAATAGAATTGTGAGATGATGAAATCATTCACGTTTCTAGTATCTTTGATCATGGTGGAAACTTTATCGTTTAAACAACTGTATGGAGTATAATATGTTAATGAATCTGTATGTCTTGAGATGGCCGTCACTATTTGGTTTACATTATCATAGATTTCATCGGCATATACTTTAGATCTCACTAATTTGACATCTTTATATGTAGCTCCTTGGATTTCGTTAATCGTTTTCACAAATAAAGTTTTGTTGAATTTCTCTATTTCATTCTTTTCATTTTGAGTGAAAGTCATAACAATATCTCCATTCTTGAAGGGAATCTCTTCAAAAGCGTGAATTCCCACACAATTCATGGACCTTACCTTTGTATTCAATTTTGAATAGACACCACCTTTATAGATTTTTCGACCCATAGCGTCAGTAATTTGTGAGAGAGTGTAACACACATCTAAAGGGCATCGATATGTTGAGTTGTCATGCTCCACACTCACCATTTCAAACAGTGTTTTGCTATACTCAACGTTAATATGTGGTATCCTACATATGTAAGGGATCTGATTTATGTCACCGTACATGTCGCAACTGTCAAAAGTAACATTTTTCAGAATGTGGACGATGCTTCCACAGTGAGCCATGAAACATTCATCTATCAAAAGTTTCGAAACACAATATTTAACATTCCTCATGATGAAACCATCAACTGTGTTTACACAATCAGTTCTGTTTATTCCATGTGCTCTCGACTTTTCTACAATTTCATCTTTACCAACCCTTGTAACTGACAAAGCCAATACAGATTGCTTGTTGTCAATAAGTTTAACCATCGTGTTAACGATAGCTCTGGTCTTTCCACTACCTGGTGGTTTGTTGATTAAGGTTATCTTGCTCAAGATATCACTGCTCAAGTATGTTTTGTCCAAATGTTCACCTTCAAGTGCAAATAATCTATTATTAGTGTAACCAATGGAAAAATCGTCAGTTGTAAAACATCCTTCTCTAATGTCTTTTTGTGAGTTCTTAATTTCCGCATCAGCAGTTATGAAAAATTTCACTTCACTTAAAGGTTTAACAATTTTATTTGACAAACAGAACCACAAACCACTAGGTTGATACATGTATACGGCTCTGTCGTCAACAAGTGTTGCTATGTCCTTTTGTTTAACTGTTCCACTTCTGTAAATATCACAAACTCGTTCAAGTTTCTTTATATTTAACATTAAATTTTTCTTCTCGAGAAAAATGTATTCTCTTAGAGCATTTACCAGAAAATCACTAGTTTGGATGAAGTCGAAGTTTGAAGAGTTTGGATATGTCAAAAGATCTCTGCAGACCTTGGTTTTGTTGATAATGTTGACACTAGCTTCATAGCTGACCATCTTATTTTTCTGGTATAATTGGTTTGTTGTTTCGTTTGAACTAGTCCTAGCGTTGTCATAGTTGTCGTTTGAAGGAATCTCCTCCTCTATCTCAGATAACTTAACATGAGAATTTGCTTTACCAGATTTAAAATCTTCGGGTTTTAATGCAGTTGAACTCTCAATCTTCTTCTCAGTTTCTCTTTGAACATTTAAGTCACCTTGATTTTTGTTCGATATGTTTGAATTTTTGAATTTCTGCATTGTTAATGTTCTAACTTTCTTCCTCAATCCACTTGTAAAAGATAAATTACGTACATCCTCGTTTAGGGCTATTGAAAGGTTGGCCAAAGATATGGCCCTTTCCATGAAAGCGTTGTAATACTTACTCGCAATAACAAGGACCATGACGCTAAATGTTAACTGCAAAGAAGAACTAAAAGAATAGACTACGATGAACACGAAACAAGTTATCCATCTATTAAGGAAAATTGAATTGATAAACCTAGCATGGTTATAAAGAGAATGTCGAGCCACAAACTCACGAGACTGATCTTTGAAAACGTTCATTCTCCCACAACTCTCCACCATCCGAGATTTACAAACCATAACTGTTGCAGCTGAAATTAAAGCGCTTGGTAATGATGTCGATAACCCAGCACCCATCATAGTTGTGTATATCATTGGTATAGGCGGTTCTTCGGTCTTATAGAACCACGCAAATGCTCTTTTTGTCAAAAAATAAACTGGGGGTATCGCTATTATTCGAACTACATTTATGTTGAAACCAAGTACGGCTAAAGATATTGCCGACACCCCTGTGATTGCTAATTCGAAAGTATTGTTAAATAATATCTGTTTCAACTCTGGTTTCGAAAAATATTTGACAAAATTTCTAAACAGTATATTCACGAGTTTATTAAAAACGATAAATAACGTCTCAAAGCACACCTTACCTGTCTTGAACATCATCACAACTGCGTTTTTAAGTTTCAATAAGTATAAAACGATTTTGCAATGAGATTTATCTATCCCATTTTGCAACTCAGATTTCTCAAATCTCAGAATTATTAAATTTGTTTCCACTAGAGCCAGAATCTCTTCAATCGTCTTCATAAAACAGTTTGGCAGAAACTTTCTGGCTATTGATAAAAATTTTCTTAACATCCTCAATAATCTAGACCCACTTGGTTCCAACTTTTCTGTGGCTAAGAAAATGCATAGTCTTTCATGTCTAGTTAAGATGCCTTCAGACTGTTGTGACTCATCATCACTTGTCGATGACTCGTCGCTACTGTCATCCTTCAATGAGAATCTGAGTTCATCTTCAACATTAATAACGTTCTTCAAATCAGACAATCTGTCAAAAGGAGATTTTAGAAAGGAAGTCAAACTCGCTACAGCTGCCTTGACACATAAATAAACGTATTTAGCCAAAGCTTTTGCGAATTTAGTTAGACTCTTAAGCAAACAGTCCCTAAAAAACTTTAATGTTTCTTGGATAAGTTGAAACACTTTGATATTTCTTCGACCCCCTCCAGAAGTCATTAGTTCGTCAATATCATTCAAAATGTGGGTTATATCATCAAAATCATCCATATTATTGATAACCGTCGTCTTCTCATTGGAATTGACCTTGACATCATCTAAAATGTTGACACACTCATCTAATTCTGAGATGGGGTCAAATCGTGACATAATGACTTTCAAACCGACCCTCATAATTGTGTCTAGAATGTAGTCACGACATTGTTTTAGTGTGTTCTTAAATAGTGTGAACCCTCTTGAAACAACTTCATCAAAGATGAAATTTGTAACACCTCTAATACCACCCCTGATGGCGTCGACACATTTTTTAAAGAAGATCGCCAAATTATTTGATACTTTCCACATTGGATCTGCAATAGTTACTTGATAAACTATCGAGAAGAAATCTAATATCTTCGAAGAAAATTTCAAAATTCTTTCAATATGATGTCTGTTATTCACATTAAACATTTTAACTTTAAAACACAGGAAGTTCACCATCTTTATGTATAAAAAATACAATGCATTTGTCTTGGTTAGTTTACCACCGCCAGAAAAGAGAGCTTCATTGACAAGATCGTCATCATCCTTCATTTCTGGAAAGTTATCTTTAAGCACATCGGCCATGTCACCACAGTCTTTGACAGATCTTTCGAAAGTTGTGTCGAGTATATCAACAAATGTTCCTGACGTGTTTAACTCTATGGTTTGATAAACTTCTATACATTCACTAACATATCTTATTTGAGAGCCACTGGATTTATATGCTTCCACCACCCAGTCTCCGAATAAATATCTCATTGTTTCCAATGTATATTGGTAGCAATAATTCTTCACCTTAAAGAAAAGCTTACTCAATCCCTGTAATACGCATCTTAATAACGTTGGAGCGTAATATTGGTAATAAACGAGTCTGGCCAAGTAATTTGTTCTCTCAGCCATTCGAAGTCCTTCAGACAACATTACAGCTAAAAGTCCAGGTAGGTACTTTAAGTCTATATTGACAGCTTCGTTCATAACTTGACCATTATATATCACATAAGATTTACGTGATCTATAATGTGACATCACATATTCAAAACCTTTTCGGTTGAAGTTATCAACACAATTTGCAGCGTATTCAACCATATTGACAACGAAACTTTTATTTATCATTATCTCTTGTGTTGTTATTCTGCCATTAATGTCGGATATAGGGACTTTGACAATAACTTTGTTAGATTGATAACAATCATACAAAGATTTGAATTTCTGAATACCAGATGGCATCGTCGAGCATAAAACTAGAGGGTAATATCTGAAGGGTCCTCTCGATTTCTCCAATGTTTTCTTAAATATCTTTCCTGATCTTATTACGACTTGATTTATCATTATGTCTCGTAGTTTTTCTAGACTGTGATCGTAAGACTCTGCTGAGTTTCCATAGTAATAAGACACAACACCCCCATCCTTAGTTATTTTACAAGATTGGTCGAAGAGATAAATTGTTGAGAAATCTTCTAGTAATTCACCTGGTAACAAAAGTGAAAAATTCAACCGCTTACAATCGTGGGCAATCATAGCATCTGCCATATCTGCCAGACTCATATCATAAACCTCTACTGCTATGGCTCTGTCATAAGAAACATGACAATCTTGAGCCTTATTAGTACAAATGTCATAGCTATCGAATTCTCCTAATTTCCTGTCGAGAGACAGCGCCACGTCCATATGACGTTTGGAGTCGCGGACATCAACACATGGTGTACATATGTGAACGTCAGTAGTCCCAGCCCTAACATGAGTGAACAAATTACCTCCAATATCCAAAAAGTTTTTGAATTCCATTTCTTTGAAATAGGTGTAATTTGAGGCTTCTCTAACAGCAGTGAATAAGGCATGTGAGCTGAAGGTCTTATCTAGGTAATCAATTTTCAATTCGGGGAAAAGCTCAGAAAAGAACTTCTTCTGTTTTACGCTCAAGCATACAGACAAACTAAGATTTGGAGTTCGATCAAACCAACAATTAAGTTTTTGTGAACATCTGGACAATATATTGTTCAACGTCGCATTGTCAGACTTCGCTGAACATTTGTCGAAAATTTTCTTCAACATGTTATCTAAGACTACATCATAGTTCTCATGACTGTCTGCATTGGGGATGGTTGTAGTCTCAGCGCCCAAGAAATAATTGTGGCAGTTTATGTGTTTCGTGTTTTTGACTTTCATGTCAAAATGCAATAGTGATTTACCAGTGATTACAACATTATTCAAGAAGACGGGTGATAATCCAAACGAAATTAATACAGAAACCCTTATCATAGGCATAAACTGTAGGTTGTTTGGAATCTTCTTGTTTTGAGATGCAAATGCCTTCACCCAACAAAACGCGTCTTTGTAAAATGCGAAAGGACGCCCATTGTAAACCTTACATTCGGGGTGAATGTAAAATGCCTTGTTTTTAATAGTGAGGTTGTACATCTTTCTCGCCGCATCATTATCATTGAGAATTGTGTACTCACTCTCATCAGACAGGCGAAAAACAAATTTGACAATCTTTCCACCTGATCGGAAAGTTTTGAACAACATACCCTGCTTGGTTTTAAAAAGCTCAACTCCATCACGTACAGGTTGTTGCTCTACCTTTTTAACAGGTTCAACTTTTTGAGGTTGAGGTTGAGTTACCACTTTCCTTCGTGTGACGTTGACCCAACCTTTTTGAGCAACTTTAGGTTGCTCTTTTGCAAGTGGTGGTTTCACTAGTTGAGCGGTCGAGTTAACACTGGTGGGTTTGGATTGGGGTTTTGGTTTTTGTGCGGGTTGCTTGACAGCTTGCTCCTTCACCGCAAAACTGTGTGTAGACGGAAGACTCCCAAATTGGATAAAACTAGGTTTATCAACTTTGGTGATTGCAATTGGAGTTGGTTTGTTGGTAGGAATTGTGGTGTTAACAACGACAGCTGGTTTAACCTTGGGTCTGTTAGTATCAGCTCTATTTTGCACTGTCGCTGATGTTTTGATTTTTGGGACTTCCTTAACGACCGGCGGATTTTTAGTGGCCACAGCTTTGGTGGTTCCTTCGTTATGCGCAACTTTTGTTGATTTCAGTGTTGTTTGTGTAATGCGAGTCGTCTTGTCAAGAACTTCTCGCAGGGCGTTGTACTCACCTTTGGCGAAGAAGAATCTTTTTGATGGGTAATAGTTCCAAAACCACGCAGTGTGGTCATTGTAACCAAGCCCGGCGAGAACAAATTTTGTTGTTAAAGTTTGGATAGGTGTTGTTGGGTTGTAAAAGAGGTACTCTAAATCCAAGGCTTTATGAGTTTGGCCCACAGCAGGGTAATGGGCGTTAATTGACAACCCCAGATATGAGTTATCCTTCCTGAAACGGTGTGTTAGTTTTACGATCAAGCTGCATTTGGTGATGCCTTTGATCGTGTTGAGAAAGCGCACATCAGCCATTGTCGCGTCCTCATTATCTTTGTATTCAGCTTGGTGATTATACATGAAATTTATTTTTAAGTTGGTTGCTTTGTGTGCCCCTGCACCAAGATAAGTTCGTCCACATTGGACTTTATTGTCATTCCTACCCTGAGCACATAGGTTGAGAATATGGTTGTCAGTGTGCCTTTTATAGGTATAGACCACATTCTTAGGTAAGAATTTCAATGAACAATGGCTGTATCCAAGTTTAACAGCCAGATTCTTTTTCAGATATTTTATTTGGGGTTTGGTTAACTCCAGTCCAATACGGTTTAACACCGCCTTGAGGGAAAAGCACTGACGTGCTTTCCTAAATTTCAACACTTTCAGTGTTGAATCATTGACAGTCGTGACGTTGTTGACGTAATGACCGTCGGTAGCAGGGGGCATTATAACATAGTAATGTTCATCGCCCACAAAAGAGAAGTTATGGCCCATATCGGTGTAGTGGACCATGTTAAATCGGGAGAATATCTCCCAATCTTTGTCAGATTTTGGGGGATCAAACAGCGGGGTGTCTTCATGTATATAGACTCGGCGACGCTGCTCGATAAGAGCTGACGTTATTGACGTTATTTTGTTGTTTATTTTTGATATTTTATATTCCTTAGTTTTTCTAAGGTTCTTCATTTTCTTGACTCTTTTCCTATGGTTTAGGGACGTTTGGTTGTGGTTGGTTTGTTTTGTTTGTTTACGCTTGATCAAGGGGGATGAGCGGAAAGCCATGAGAGCAGGAGCGCAGAGAGGAAGGAAAAATAAAGCTTGAGGTCACAAGACTTGGGCTTAATTTTCG